CGTCCCAACAGAGGCAGCCTGAAGAGGTAGCACCGATTTACTGGCTTTAGAAAATTTATCTCTTGTTTCTATAAGGGATAGCAGTTCATCATTAAGTGTTTTAGCGCTGTCATCTATCCCTGTAATCCAACCAAACATTGACTCGCTTTGAGAGTAAAAACCTTTTTTTCCTTCAAGGCTTTTTTGCAGATATTCAATACGTTCATTAACTTGATCTATATTCGACAGGTCTATCTTGCCACTAAGCGCTGCAAAACGGTTTCCGGTGCTGGCTGCTAATTGACCAGCTCCAGCAGCTGCTTTTACAAGCCATCCAGCAAGTTGAGCAACCTCTGATACGAGATCAGAAATACCTTGAAGAATTAAGGGATCAGTCAGTACGTCATGAAGCTTATCAAGAGAGCTCTGCAAAGGAGTTAGATCAACTTTCGCCAATCCGGCTGCAATCTCAATTTTGAGCCCTGAAACTTGAGCCTCCATATCTTCAAAAAGCTGATTAACCTTTACTAAATCATCAATAGAGGATGGATCAGGAGCAACACCATAATCTTTAGCAAGGTCAATAAACTGTTTGAGCTTTTGGTTATTGTTATCAAACAAAGGAAGCAATTTTGAAAGGTCGTTGCCCAAACTTTCAAGAATGGTTGTCTTCTCGGCATTAGTACTAATTTTCCCTAGAGATTCACCTATAGCGAGTAATTGTTTATCTGGACTGACTTTTGATAGTTTCTCCGCAGACAATCCAAGAGCGTTGAGCGCATCAACGGCTTCACCAGATTTATTTAATACCGCGTCACCAATCTTATCGCCAATATCCTTGAAGATATCAGCCATTTGGTCTCCGGAGACACCAGCCTTTTCAGCTGCAAACTGCCAAGCAAGAAGCTCTTGGGTAGATAATTGTAATGATTTAGCCCAGCGTTCGGTTTCTGCTATTTGCTTGGATGTTGATTTCAGTAATTGAAATCCGGATGCGCCAACAGCCAGCCCAGCGGCAATAGCTGCGGCCCCTATACCAGCCAGCGCAGCACTGGATTTTGCCACATCATCTTGTACCTGCTTGCTCCACTTGGCTGATGCACGCTCAGCTTTATCCATCCCTGAAACAAATCCACCAACTTTTGCAACCAAGTCGATAGTCAGAGTTCCCAGTGACTTGCCAGCCATAAATTCTCCAAGTGAAAAAAAGCCCGCTTTTTTGCGGGCATTATTTTAGCAATTGTCCTTTAACCTCCTTTTAAGGGTAGATTTAAAATCTTTCCTTAGTGATTCAGGGAGACCTTGTTCTAACCTATCAATTAAAGGCATATTCATGAAAAGGATATCATTAACGCTACTTGAACCATGTTTTTTTAAAAACATCATTGCAAGATTGTCTACAGCCAACATATTCAGGAATGGTTCACCATCTTTCAAAGAAACAAAGTCACCTGCCGAGCATGATTCTATTTTAGTGAAATCCACTTCTGGCAATGACTTCTTTATACCTGAGAAGGAAATAAAGACACCAGCAAGAAAAAGAACAATAGCAATTAATAAATAATTTTGCTGTTGAGCCATTAGCCCAATGTTATTAACTCTTGTACCATCGCCAACATCCACACTCACATCCATAAAGAACAATGAATATATTGCGAGAACTATACCAACCAGCGATAACAACTGTCCTGAACTCTTCATATCATTCCCTCGTGATAATAGTTATCAAAAGGGTAGCAGGATTTTTAAAATCCAAAAACAACAATCATGTCCAACCTTTCATTGCTTCTTCAAGAGAGAGCGGTACTTCGTTGATGTGCGGCGCAAAGTCACTAACCTTGAACGGTGGCGTGTTCTTTGACTTATTGATATTCGCCAGGACAGAAGCCACCAGCGAGGCCCCCCACTCGGTGCGCATCATGATGTTTAGCGGTCCATACTTTTCACGGTATTTGAGCCAGACCAGAAATTCTCTACGGCTCATCCGCTCCTGAGCCTCTGCGATGGTGCGGCCACCGATGCCATTCATCACCAATTCGCACCAGAATTCATCCTCGCCGGTTAGCTCGTAGTTTTTCCCAGCTCATTAACTTCCTGAATGGCCACCAGCAAGGCGATCACTATCGGGCCATCGAGCGCACCACGTTCTTCAGAGGCCGTTCCCAGAATATCGGCTTCAGTGAAAACAGGGTTGCCATTCTCATCACAGATATGAGCGACAATTCGCCCTGCAACTGGATCGATTTTCCCTTTTGATGCCAGAAGATCGGATTTTGTGGTGTGGTAGCCCATCGGGCGAACAAAGACGGTGGCGATGTGTTCTTGCCCGTCGCGGCCTTTCCATTTGATCTCTTTCTCTACCGGGCGTCCAGTGAAGGCGCCTGTTTCTTTTAACGTATCAAGCGTGAGTTGCATTTTAATTCCTGAATAATAAAGCCCGGATAACCGGGCATAATGATTACGCTGTGGCTTTCGCAACCCATACGTGAGAGCCCGAACGCTGGATCGTAGCCGATGTCGTCACAACCGCATTGCCCTGAAAATCAAACGGGAAATCTGAAACATAGCCCTGGAAAATAAACCAGGTGCGATCCGATGGCAGTACCATACCGTCAACGGCGTTTTCCGCATCAGGCGCTGCTGCAGTTGGAATACTTTCGCCATCAGACCAGCCCACAGCAAACGTCAATGGCGTCTGGTCGTTCGATTCAGAGAGGCCATGCAACATGATATGGCTGGCGTTCGTCGGATCAGCATTAAGCCCGACGGTTGCGGATGCTGGCGTTTTAAGGCCTTTTTTGTAGGTCCTGGAATCGCGCTCACTCAGACAGGTATCGTCTATCTGATCGGCAGGGTTGCCGCCAGGGTTGAAGCTGGTGATACATTCAACCTCGCTGACCACGCCGGTTTTAAGCACGAAAAATTGCGTGCCTTGCGTTAATACAGACATTGTTTATCTCCATAAAAAGAAAAACCCGCACAAGGCGGGTCAGTTTTGGGTTGTTGGTTACCTGGTCGTTATCCAGTCAACGTCGAAGGAATAGCGGTAGCGCTTTGTTTCGGGGTCTCGTGATTGATCCCCCCACCGGGTGATATAAGCTTTACCTTCAATGGCATCACGCAATGCGCGGGCCACGGCGATAACGTCAGCGGCGGCATCACCATAAACATCAACCTGAAGAGAATAACGATCAGCATCAGGACGCTGGCTTAAGTAATTCTCAGGGGATCCGCCGATGTTTTGCCAGACCGCGTAGGGGTACACAATGTTGTCGTCCTGTAGACCGAACGGATAAAACCGCACGGGATTAGCACCTAACATATTCTTTACCGCCTGGCTGGCAGCACAAGCTGCAAATATTGGGGCAATCATACCGAAGTTCCTTTTTTAGCCGCTCGCCGAACAGCGCGATCGATGGTCTTCTCAAGCTCCACAGCAAAAACGTTGATCACGTCGGTATCAACGCCATTTACCGCCGGGCGCAGCATTGGCTTCGCAGCCATGTGTTCGGTCCCGAATTCCGGAAATCGCCAGTACCAGGTATCGCCGCCGGGGTTCCCTTTATCCCCCGCCGTTTTATAACTCTTTCCGGCCCTGCCTTTTCGGACATTGTCCTTAGTATTGGCGTATTGTCTCGCACCGCCCATTACACCGATACGAAATGTCGGATCGCCCGTTCTGCGGAACGTTTTGCTGCTGAACGCGACCACAATATTTTTGTAAATGGCCTCTTTGGTGGAAGGATCATCAACACGTGCTGCGTTATTTCGCGCCCTGTCCCGGATGACGTTTGCCGCCTTACGTAGTGCTGCGCGACCAGTTTTATCGCGGGTTACCTGTGAAACGGCGTCTAACTTCCCCAGAAGGGAATCAAGGCCGGTAAGATTCACCTCTACGCCATCAGTCATCGTTTAGACCCTCGGAGCAAGGAAGCGTCAGATATTCTTTTCCGCTGCGAGGATCGGGTAGCACGCCCTCAATGTTATAAATATTCCCGCGGTATAGGATGCGACATTGTGCAGTGATA